AAGCAGATCGCCGATCACATTGCCCGATGGAAGCCTCACCTCGTGTGGTGCCACCATGGCCGTGCGGCGAGCAACGAAGATTTTCAGATGCGTTTCCGCAAGGAAGGCATCAAGACGGCGGTCTACCTGTGTGACGAGCCTTACGAGTCGGGAGAGACAGCACGCTACAGTCCGAAGTTCCAATACGTCTTCACGATGGACCCGTGCACGATCGAGGCTCATCGAAGATCGAGGAAGGATCGAAACAACGTCTACTATCTGCCGCCCGGTGTCGATGTGGCCCATTTCGTGCGACAGCCCTACGCTGGGCGGCAGACTTCAGCGTTCTTCTTGGGGAATGCGACACTGATCCCAAGGCTGGATTGGCTCAAGCCAGTGGAGCGGTTGGTGGATGGGGCTGACATCCGGTTCTTCAAGACGGTCGGCAAGAATGATCCGAAGTGGGTCAAGCTCGAAGATCATCCGAAGCTCTACGGGAATTGCATCGTTGGGCTCAACGTGCACAGGGCTCCAGAGATCAGCAACGAGTGCTTCAAGAAGAGGGTTCTCGGTAGGCCACGTCAGATGAACGTGCCCGAGGGGATTGAGTTGTGTCGGCAGATGCCGAAGCGAGAGGGGACCGGGTTCTGGAACGATGGCAACCTCCCGGCTTCGCACGTCAACCCTCGGTTCCTGGAGATGGCTGCGTGCGGCACGTGTGTGGTCAGCGATAACCACAGAAGCGAGCTGGCGCGTATGTTCCCGATGGCTCCCCGAGCTTCGGATCCGGATCATTTCGTGGAGCTCGTGCTCTACTACTTGAAGCATCCCGACGAAGCCGAGAAGATCGGGGCTGCATGCTCCTACCTGATTTCAAAGCGGCACAGCTATGCGCACCGCGCGGTGGAAGTGTTGATCCGGGTTGGCTTGATGGCGTCGGGCAAGGAAGGCCCGCATTCCTTCTTGGGGGAGCCGGAGGGCTACTTGAGTCAACAGGACTTGTCGCTGCTGACGGCGAGATCGTCATCGGTTCCAACTGGACACTCAGAGCGTTGGTCCCCAGCGTATGGCATGTCGTTGACATCAACGTCTGGAAGTCCGAGCGAGAGCGACTCGCTCGATGTCCCGACGCCTTGGTTGTCGTAGCGAGCAAGCGGATCTTCGGCGGCGGACCCTACTCGGTCGCTGGCTCGAACCAGCTCCGCATCGTAGGGAGACGCAAGTGGCCGGTGAGTGAGATCTTCATCCAGGCCCCGAAGTCGATCACGCGCGACGGGAAGGGTCGAGTCCAGCGGCAGCACACGCCACCGTTCATGCCGAGCTCGACTCGTGCGCCATACCATCCTGGGGGTAACTCGTTGTGCTACATGCTCCAGACGGCGCACCTGATGGGCTGCGATCCGATCTACTGCCTGGGGTTCACGCTGGTGAACGGCACGGGTTACTTCTTCGGGCTGGAGAACCCGGCGACCGGCAAACGGAGCTTCTACAACGACCCGGCCCGTGCCATCGACTGGCTGAAGTGGTATGAGTCTCGTTGGCCGGGTCGAGCTCGGCTCTGGCCCGGCTGGACTGGGCCTGTCTACGACGTGCTGGAGGTAGCTGATGCACAAGAAATCGAACAGCGGTGTCGTGGTAAACGATCAGTGGTTTCCGAGCGAAGCGGACACGAACCAGACCCGCAAGAGCGACATGATCCTGAAGTCGTCGGACTTCGATCACTTCGACGAGATCAACCCGTTCACGCAAATGGAGCACAACCCCGAAGCGTTGCACCGTTGCGTCAACAAGGTCAAGGGCAAGAAGGGAGTGAACAACGCATACGCAGTTTGCAACGCAAGCCTCAACCGAAAGGGAGAGTGATCGGTGGGCGACCGTCTCGAACTCGGTAATTCGACGAACATGGCACCAGCCTCGCCGCCGAACCCGAGAACGGGAATCGGTGGTCAGGCGCAGCGAGGGATGGGGACCTACAGGCCCCGCAAGGGGACCGAGCCGATCGAGGGTCCCTACTCGCTCAAAGAGGATGCGTTCGAGCAGGACACGAACATCGAACAGCAAGCTCGGCTCTACGAAGAGAGCGTGGGCTATCCGAATCTGGCCAACAACCAATTCGTCGTCGAGCAGGCCAAGGACGCTGTGCTGTCGGGACTCAAGGACGTGTTCAACGTCATGGAGTTCCTGCGCAACAAGTGGCTGATTCTCTATCGGCTCTACCGCGGCGAGTCGCTCGATACCTACACCTACGGGCGCGCGAAGCTGCACAGCCCCGAGCCGTTCAAGATCGTTGAGACTCTGTTGCCGAAGATCTTGCGCACGTTGTTCGCGACAGATCGATGGTTCAAGTTCTACGGGGAGCAGGAGGAGCACGATGACGCTGCGCTGATGCAGGAGATCCTGTGTCGCGATCAGCTCCGCAAGACACGGTTCAAGCCGAAGACCACGCGCATGATTCGCGATGGGCTGATCTACGGCACTGGGATCCAGAAGACCTATTGGCGGCAAGAGCTCGGGGAGATGACCTACCGCACAGCCAAGCGGATCCCGGATCCTCAGTGGCCTGGAGGCTCGATCCTGGAACTCGGCAAGATCACGCGCGATGAGCTGATCTTCGACGGCAACGAGGTGCAGCCAGTCTCGATCTTCGATTTCCTTACGAGCCCGAATGCGAGCTCGATCGAGGATGCAGAGTGGGCCGCCGATCGCTCAGGCTGGCCGGACTACAAGGTCAAGATGATGGGCGAGCTCCGGCACTGGATCAACCTGGAGAAGCTCAAGGACTTCCCTGGCGGCAAGGACACGTCGTTCGGCGACGAGTTCAAGGAGCGGAAGAGCTACAGCTACGGAGTCTTCGATCCTCGTGAAGCGAGCTGGGCTCCGCACGTGCCGCACTACGAGGTGATCGACTGGTGGGGTCCGCTGGTCATCAAGAACGAGGGTGGCAGCTACACGACCCGCTTGTGCAACGTCGTGATGATCGAGCCAAAGAGCCTCCAGCTCGTCGTGCGCGTCACACAGTGTCCCTTCTGGCATCAGCAGAAGCCCTACCAAGCGTGGCGTCCGATCAGTCTCGAAGACGAGTTCTACGGGATCGGTGGCCTGGAGATGATCGCGCGTCTGTCCATGGAAAAGGACATGAAGCGCAACCTGCTGATGACGGCTACTCAGCTCGAAGCCAACCCGATGTGGATGATCTCTGACGACGCCAACATTCCTGGCGGCCAGATGATTATCGAGCCGGGTCATGGAATCCGGGTTCCCGACATCGAGAAGTCGATCGCTCCTCTTCACGTGCCACAGGTCAGCGACGCTGCGTTGAAGGCCGAGAACGTGCTGACGATCGACATCCGGGAGACCAGCGGAGCCACGTCACCTTCGATGGGCGGCAAGGACCCGTTCGGCGACAGCAAGACGGCGACGCAGCACATGAGTGAGATCGACGAGGCGAACCTGCGTCTCGTGCCGATGATCGAAGCCTACGAGCAGGAGATCGAGCTGCCGATGCTCGATCAGATGGCGTGGAACAACCAGCAGTTCATGTCCTACGACAAGGTTGTTCGCGAGCTCGGTGCGGCAGGGCTGCGCTACCAGGATCGATACAACATCCGGCCGCAGGATGTGGTTGGTCGCTTCCTCGTGCTGCCGATCGCGAGCCACAAGCTGACGACCAAGATGACTCAGGTTCAGCAGCTCGTGAACATCTTGGACCGCGTGCCGATCATCAACCAGATGTATGGGCCGACAGCGGTGAACGCACCGCGGCTGCTTGCGATGATCCTGGAGCAAGGCTTCGATCTCCGCAACGTCGATGAGATCATCACGCTGCCGGACGAAATGAACGTGCTCACTCCGAGCCAGGAGCACGAGCTGTGGTATCACGGCAACGTGCCGCAGCGGAAGAAGGACGACAACGACATGCGGCACATCATCAGCCACATGGAGGAGATCGCGTCCGAGCGGTTCAAGCTCCTCGAACAACGAAGTCCTGGAACGGCCGCGCGAGCTCGCGCGCACATCGCAGACCACTACTACAAGCTCGAACAGCGGCAGATGCAGCAGGAGAACATGCTCATGCAGGTGGCTCAGGTGGGCACGCAGATGGGCTTGCTCAAGGGTGGTGCCGGCGGCGGCGGCGGACAACCATCGCCGGTCGGAGGAGCAGGGGGACCCGGCCAAGGCCCTGAATCTCCGAAGGTCAGGAACAACGAGACCGAGCGCGGTGAAGGTGGTCCAGGTGGTGAAGCGAAGAGCAACGGCATGAGCCAAGCTCCGAACCCAGGAGCGGCCTGATGCAGATGCGCGCGGAAGACATCATGGGCACGGACAACTTTTGGAACGTCCGTGAACGCGAGCGGAAAGAGGTGGATCAGCTCCAGCGTCGCTGCTTGGAGATCCAGGCTCAGGTGGACGTGGCCACGCGAACTGAGACGATTCGGCACGCTCCTGGCTTCGAAGATGTGCTGAAGGCTCTCAAGGCGATGCATGTGCTCGCCAGGGAGAAACTCGTTGGCGACGACTCACTTACGGACATCGGTCTTCGAGAATGCAGGGGGCGAGTTCGCGGCCTGGAGAGCGTTCTAGCCCTGCTGACCAAGCCAACTGTGACAGAGGCTCTTGCAAAGGAGCTCCAGGACTGCAAGACTCAACTGGCCGAGACACT